CTTGCCTCCAAGAAGGAGTTAGAAGATGCCTTGGACGAAAAGTCTGTCGCTGACATGTCACGTGCGAAAGCACTGAAGGGACTATTCCGTATGGTAACTCCATACTTGTCTATGAAGAACATCCCTCTTCTAGCAATCAATCACACCTACAAGGAGATTGGTTTGTTCCCTAAAGACGTTGTCGGTGGGGGTACGGGCATCTACTACTCTGCTAATAATATCTGGATCATTGGACGCAGACAAAACAAAACTGGTCAAGAAGTCACTGGTTATGACTTTGTGATCAAGGTTGAGAAGTCTCGCTTTGTGAAAGAACAGTCTAAGATCCCCATCACTGTATCTTGGGAAGGCGGTATCGACAAGTATAGTGGACTACTTGAAGTGGCACTAGCATCAGGACATGTTATCAAACCATCTAATGGATGGTATGCTAAGGCAAGCAACCCAGACCAAAAGTTTCGTGCGAGTCAACTGAACGCTGATTTTTGGCATGATCTCCTTCACGATGAAGAGTTTGCGCAGATCATCGAAAAGATGTACCAGATTGGTCAAAGCAGTTCTGAAGTGGATTTAGAAATTGAGGTAGCAAATGATTAACCTAGACAAGGTAAGTGAAGGTATACACTACGAATTGACACCCGTAGAAGAAAACCCAAACGAACAGGCGTGGCACGTCCGTATCTTAGAAGGAGAGTTTGCAGAAACTGTAATTGCTTTTGGTAATGTTGCGTTACATAAAGACGGTGATCATCTCAGTTTTAATTTTGCTCTAGTCTCTAGTCCAGATGATACTCTAACTGAAGATTACGAACCGCTGCAGGATTTTGCCGCTGAAATTCTGGAAGACATTATGGAACGTGCTATAGCAGACGGTTCGATTGCATTCAAGGACAAAGAAGAAGAGTGAAAACTGCAGTCTTAGTTTCAGGACTGCCTAGATTCAATTACATCAACAACGTTGATCGTATACCTCTTGCCTTTCCTAACGCTGATATTTTTTATCAAACATGGAAAGGACAGACCTACGATAAAACCAAGTTAAAAAATGTACTTCTCACTCCTGAACCTAAAGTAGACTATGTTGCATATGATACTCAACAACATATGCCTTTTCGTAGAATCAGAAACCACAATCAGTTAGTAGGCATCTGGCGAAAACTGGCATACAATCGAGTGAAACAAATCATTGCTCATGCAGATCTTCTGTCAACAATTCCAGAAGAGTATGACATGATTGTTCGGGTGAGATATGATTCTAAACTATCTTACCTGAAAGAATCCATTGATCATTTTCAAAAGAGTATGGAAAAATCTTACGAAGAAGATGTGTCCATAGGTTATGGGTATCAGTTTCATCTTGGTATCAATGTAAAATTGTATGGAAGTTCAACACCTAGTTGGGAAAATATTACTCCCGCAACACAAAGTACATTTTATGAAGGCAAATATCATCACAGTGACCACATGATGATTCATAAACGTTCTTTGTTTGACTGCGATAAAGTTTATTCTTTGCATAAAAACAAAGCACTGTTTCCTGCAGAAACAGGATGGTGGCAAGTTCTATGCTATAGAAAAAAGACTTGCATTTGTTACAACGGTGGTGTATTATTAGACAACAAGATTTGAGGTATAGATGAATACAGTTGACTTTGAAAAAGTTGTTTTACGTAATGTCATTACGAATGAATCTTACATGCGTAAGGTTATGCCGTTTGTTCAAAAGGAATACTTCGAAGGTGTATATTCGAAGTTGTTCTTGTTGTTGGTAGACTTGGTATCGAAGTATAACAAGTTACCTAGTGAAGAATCTTTTCTGCTTGGCGTTCAATCAATGAATCTTTCTCCAGAAATGGAGAGGCATGTGCAAGATATCGTGCCCGATATCTTCACGCCTAAAGAAGAGAACCTTGATTGGTTATACGACGAGACAGAGAAATGGTGTCAGGAAAGAGCAGTCTACAACGCAGTGTTCGAGTCTATCAACATCCTTGATGGTAAGAACGAGAAGTTGACTAAGAATGCTATTCCTGATCTCTTACAAAAGGCACTAGCAGTTAGTTTTGACACTAATGTTGGACATGACTACTTAGTGAATGTTGAAGAGCGATATGACTTTTACCATGAGCATGAGGAGCGTATTCCGTTTGATCTGGAATACCTAAACCTGATCACCAAAGGTGGACTCCCCAATAAGACTCTGAACATCGCACTGGCAGGTACAGGCGTGGGTAAAAGTCTCTTTATGTGTCATCACGCTGCTAGTTGCCTTTCCCTAAACAAGAACGTTCTGTATATCACTATGGAGATGGCAGAGGAACGCATCGCTGAACGTATCGATGCTAATCTTTTGAACGTTGCTATTGATCAATTGGATACGATACCTAAAGACTCTTTCCTTGAGAAGGTTCACAAGTTGTCTGCTAAGACTCAAGGCAAATTGATTATCAAAGAGTATCCAACTGGACAGGCACACTCAGGGCATTTCCGTGCATTGCTCAACGAGTTGCGTTTGAAGAAAAATTTCTCTCCTGATATTATCTTCATCGACTATCTGAATATCTGTGCTAGTTCTAGAATGAAGTCTATGGGAGGATCGATTAACTCCTACACTTATATCAAGGCGATTGCAGAGGAACTGAGAGGTCTTGCCGTTGAGTTTAATCTCCCGATTGTTTCTGCTACACAGACTACTCGCTCTGGGTATGGTAACTCTGATCCGGGTCTCGAAGATACTTCAGAGTCGTTCGGTTTGCCTGCGACTGCGGATCTTATGATCGCTTTAGTTGCTGATGAAGAACTGACGAAACTTGGGCAGATGATGGTCAAGCAATTGAAGAACAGGTACAACGATCCTAATCATAACAAACGATTTGTCATTGGTGTTGATAGAAGTAAGATGCGATTGTTCGATGTTGATCAAGGAGAGCAAACACTTATTGACGAAGACGCAGGACCCGTGTTTGATCATTCATCTGCAGGGCAGCGTATAAATACTGAACGTGTAAAAGAGTTGAAGTTTAACTGATGGAAGTAACAATACGTAGTCCTCTGATTCAAGAAAAACTTGACAGAGTCATTAACGAGTTTCACTATCTGTGCGATAAGTCAAACGTAGATCTTACAGATTACAACAATCCTGAAATTGAATGTAATGTAGGAGAAGCGAGAGGTAAAGGGGTTGAATGGTTCGCTTCTGAAGAATATTTAAGAGAGCGAATGTTGCCCCGATGGAATGAGCACATAGGTTATCCTAAGACATATAGGATATTCCCCGTTGAAAGACTTGCAGGGAGACGTGAAGACGATCCTGAATGGATGAAATACTGGAACTGGGGACGTTATGAATTACCACCAGAAATCGGTACAGCATCTTCTGCTCTGTTCGTTCACTACCCTGTAGATGGATTGACTGGATGGCACACTAATTGGAATGCAAACGCATACCAAATTTTATTTACGTGGAGCGAAACAGGTGACGGATTCTTTCGTTACTATGACAAACAAAAAGACGAAGTTGTAACCGTAGAAGATAAACCCGGATGGCAATGTAGATGGTACTATTTCGGGAGAAAAGATGAACCAGATCATCACTGCTGGCACACATGTTATACCCGATGTCGAAGAATGACTTTGGCATTTAAGTTCAGTAACAATGGTTTAGATTATGATGAAGATGCAATGGCGAGGATGCTAAGAGATGAACTGGTTAACGAGATCGAATCTCCCTGATATAGGAATTGTTCTAACAATCGTGTTGCTTGGTTTCGCTGTTTATATAGGAGTTAGTAAACCAGATGACAATAAAGAACAACCGATTGAAACAGAAAATAGCACACAAACAGTATCTGCAGAATCAGTTGTTGTCTCAGCAACTGGACCAACGATTGAAGAGGAGCACCTTTTGGATGAGCGTTACTGCCTTGCTCTCAATATCTATCATGAGTCTCGGGGCGATTCTTTTGCTGGACAAGCTGCTGTTGCTGATGTAGTTATGAATCGTGTTGAGGATTCCTACTATCCCGACACAGTCTGTGAAGTGGTTAAGCAAACCGTGTGGATTGAGAACTGGAAAGGTAACATGGTTCCTAAAAGACACATGTGTCAGTTCTCTTGGTTCTGTGATGGTGTTAGCGATGAACCCGGAGATCCTGATGCGTGGATGGAATCTTATATGATGGCAGAAGAAGTTTTCGACAAAGGAAACTGGAGAGGAATGACTGAGGGTGCGACTCATTATCACTCTCTTCAAGTGAGACCTAAGTGGGTCAAGGATCGTGGTATGGAATACACGGGTACAATTGGACAACATGAATTTTACAGGTGGGAAAGATAATGAACTACAAATTTAATGAAGATCAACTGATTCAGGAGTTTAAAAAATATGTCGATAAAACATACGACCAACATTATGCAACGGATAAGTATCAGGCTACTGACATCATCATTGATTCTGGTCATGGTACTGGGTTTTGCTTGGGTAACGTCATCAAGTATGCAAAGCGATACGGAAGGAAAGGCAACACCGATGAGTGGCGTAAGGATGTAATGAAGATCTTGCATTACGCATTGATTCAATTGTATATTCATGATCAGGAAAATAAAACCGAAGTTAAAAAAGCACCGGGGCATTTTTATCCAGAGATGCCTACGTGTCCTTCCAGCATTGACGATGTTACGCCAGAAGAATGGAACGAAGCAGCAAGGAAGGAGCGATCTAATGGGTAATGTAATTAGTTTCTGTGACTATCGTCAAAAAAGAATCGAGGAACGTGCCATGGATGAACTGATCGATGAGATGTCAGAAGAAGAACTTGTTGACTTAGTTGCTGCTTTGTGC